CTCCGCGATCAGCTCCGCGTGCTCACTCGCAGGCGGAGTGGTGTGAGGGCTAGGTGGTGGCACGCATCCAGGGTGGTACTTGAGCGCTCCGATCCATACGGATTGACTGCCAAGGTTTGTGCCACACGACGCACAAGGCGTGTCCCCGGTTCCACTAATCGTCGGCATCTACTTCTCCTCTCTTGCTTCTGCGAGCTTCTCAGTGAGGGCGGCGAGAAGTGCGTCACGAGACTCCAGCTGCTCCAACACCGTCGCACCTGGTAGTCCGTCGCGAACCGCGCACTCTGCCGTCCTCCAGGCTTCCAGTAGCTTCCACGGCACCCCCGTAATAGCGTTGGCGGCTCGGAGCATTAGGTTGGATACAGAGTCGGCTACGGGCTGCTCAACAGCGATGTAGACAGCAACAGACGCTTTGCGCAATTCTCCCACTAGCTCGGCGATAGCTTCGTCGCTCATCTCGTTTCTCCCTTCGCCTTCGCCATGTGCCTCGGAGTGCACGCCGCTGAGCGGCAGTTCTTCTCAACCTCTGCGACGGCACCTAGATCACATCCGATGTCGTCCGCGGCTGCTGCGAGCTGCGCAGCGGTCAAGCCGCTGAGCTCGACTGCGGCGTCTACGCGCCGCCCACGTTTATCTTTCGCCACAGCGAGGATCACGGCGCGGAAGTGCTGATTGTCGCACCACACGAAGCTGCTCAGATTGACACCCGGGCGTTCGAGCAGCTCAGCAAACGGACGTTCCATCACCTTGCTCCCTTCGCCTTCGCACGGGTGGGGACGCGGCGGTACTCGGAGACGCGGTAGTGGTCTGCGGGATCAGCGAGTTTCGACGCCTTGGCGCACTCCCGAGCGCCAGCTGCCGTCCGGTAGAATTCGCCGTTGGTCGGCTCCCACTCGTTGGCGTCGCGCATGTGATCCATCTGAAACTCCACGCACCAAACGCTCGGCTCGCTGGCCCGTTGCTTGCGGGGGCGCTTAGGCTTCACGAGTTGGCTACCTCCAGCAGCACGTCTGCGTGGCATGGCAGTGGCGCGCACCAGCACACGAGGTCGCGACCGCGCAGTGATGCGCGAACATGCGCCATCTCTTCCGCGTCCGATAACAGCTTCTCGCGAAACTTCGCGACAATCTCTTCACGCGTGCCGTGTGCCCCGATCTTGTACGGATTCCCCCAACGCGACGGTCTGCCGACGTACACCGCATCGGGGTCGCGATCTGCTAGGCGATCGTGCGCCTTGTTGAGCACTCGCGGTTTGCGCTTCTGCTTCACGGCTTCTCTCCCTTCTCGGCGGCGCTCGGCGTGAGCGCGGAGAGCGCCTGAGCCGCGATGCTTCGCATGGTGCATTTCTCAAGGCGATGGAACACGGCCAGCACCTTCTCACCGTTGCGAACGACCGTTGTCGCGTCGCCGCAAAACTGCCTATCCCACCAGTCGAGTGCCGCCTTGTCTCCCTCCCTCTCCCGCTCCGCCTCCACCAGCTTCTCGCGCAGTTCGCGAACGGTCCATGCGAGCTGCGCGTTCTCTTGCTGCGCGAGCTTCGGATCGCTGCGAGTCAGGAGCCACGAGTCATAGGTGCCGGTGCCGTCCTTCGCCTCGGCGGCACGCGCGAAACAGATCGGACACCAGATCAGCTCGCGCCGGTCTACGCCGTCCAGCTCCAGCGCACGATTCCATTCCGGCGACTCCGCGAACCAGCAGATGTTACGGCCGCCGCATTCTTGGCAGCGGTGCTCTGGGTGATTGTCGGTGCCTGAGAGCTTCGCCAGCTTCTCGCGCAGGCTCGCGGCTTCCTCTCGCATCTCGGCTTCGAGCATCTTCGCTTCGGAGAGCGCAGCCTGATCTGCTGCGGTGGCGTCTGCAATGTCCCAATACGGCGGCAGCGATCCACCGTGAAGCGCGACTACGCGATCCTCAATCGCGCTGAGCCTCGCGGCTTCCTTGGCGGCGGCGAGGAGGGACGGGGCGGAGTTGGCGAGCCTCGCTAGGCACTCGCGCACGTCGGTCTCAAACCCGTCGAAATCGCGAGCCAGCCACGGCTGACGCCAATAATCACGACAGATTACCATTAGCCGCTCCAGCTCCGCGAGGGCCTCTGCTGTGAGGGCGGTCAAAGCATCGACTCCTGCGCGCGCCGATAGACGGTGAACGCTCTGATCCTGTAACCGACGCCGGTTGTGACGCCGTAACATCTCTCCATCTCGCAGCCGGCCGGCGACGCGGCGACGAAGAAGTGAAGCAGTCCGATGCGCCCACCCGGTCGCACAACACGCGAGGCCTCGCGCAGCAGCGCCGACGGCCTCGGGTACTCAGTGCCGTAGAGGTCGCGCGCGTACTCGACCGTGTAGGGCGGATCAATCGCGACGGCAGCGAACGTGCCCTCGGCGAACGGGAGCGCGCGGCCGTCAGCCACGACGTCGGGATGCGCCTCGGGGCGAATGTCCACGCGCACGCCGTGGCCGGCGCCGAGTGCGCCCGAGCAGACGTGCAGGATCTGATCGGGCTGCGCGCGCAGCACCTTCGCGATCCATCGCGTGAAACCCTTCGGGTACTGGCCGAACACGTTGCCGCCGTCGATCGCCTCGGAGTGGCCCCACAGCGCCGGCTGGCGCGCGCCCGTGCTCGGAGCGCGGCGATCCCACTCGCGCACTCGGTCGCGTTCGCGAGCTGATTGGTGTCGGGGCAGCCCCGACACCGCCTTGTCGGCGCCGACGCTCACGAGCTCGCGATCGTCCGCGCTCACGGCTGCGCAGCTCCGCACTCGCCGCACACTGCGGGCGGCGCGATGCCGGCCGGCTCCAAACCCTGCTCGCGCAGCCATGCGAGATGCGCACGCCAGCGACCGAGCCGAGCGCACTCGCGGCAGCCGTCGAGCATCAGCTCGAGCTGCGCGGTCACGCCGACTCTCCGGCCAGCGCCCGCAGCCGCTCAATCTCTCTCGCCGCGGCGCACAGCGCGCACTCGCACGCTGGCTTGTGCGTCTTGGTGAGCTGGCGGAGTCTGTCCAGGATGCTCACCGCTTCCGTCCACCCGAGAACTCGCTCGCCTTCGGACAAGCCTCGAAGTGCGAAATCCAGTACGACGTCGGCGGCTCGCCGGCCGCCTCTGCCGCAAGCGCGAGCGCCTCGGTTGCGTCGATCACTTCGCCGTTCGGGTCGATCGCGTAGACCTTGCGCACGCGCTGGAGCGGCAGGGTCTTGCCTTTCGGCCCGACTCGGAACTCGAGCGGGATTCCGCACGCGCGGCAGGGGCGGGCGTCGGTCATGTGCCCTGCACCGCTTCAAGGATGCGCGCGAACTGCCCTTCCGTCTCCTCGGCAATCGCGACGATGTGCGCCGCGTGCACGAGCGCCTCCTCGCGCGTCATCACCGCTCGCGGCACGAGCACGACGACGTTCGGGCCGGCTCTGCCGACGGCCTGGCGGTTGAAGGTGTCGATCTCCGGCATGGTCACTCCCTAATATGCGACCCGCTGTGGCCGCTCTCGTGTTAGAACGGGATCTCGTCATCCCCGGGCGGCGGTACGTCGTCATACGAGGACGGCCCGGCTTCCTTCTTGGCGTTGCGCAGCAGCGAGGTCCCACGCGCGAGCGTCTCTCCGTCGGCGCTCGTGTCCATGTCGATGCGCGCCTGCGTCTTGCCGCGGAACACCTCGAATTTGAGCGGCACGACGCGGCCAGCGAGTAGGCGCGGGTTCGCGTCCAGCTCTTCGAGGTCGCGAGCGTCCACGTCGAATCCGGCGATCTTGAGCTGCCGCCTCGCCATGTTCGCGGCCTTCTCGGTCACGAAGATCAGCACCTCGTGAGGCTCGCCGTTCTCGGCTTCGACCTGGAGCGCCACGGCCATGCTGTCGCCGAGCATGCGCGTGCGGTTGGAAATAATCTTGGCCTTCATGTGTTAGGCCGCCTCGGTCGGGGTGGGCTCTTCGATCGCCTCGGCCGGAATCGAGAACTCGATGCCCTGCGGAAGCCCCGAGTCTGCCGACTCGTCCAGCTGCATCGCCGTGTTCATCTCTGCGGAGCACGGCGCGATCTTGAAGAGGCGGCGGAGAACCGTCTTCTTCGCCATCTCGGCGTAGTCCGTCTTCCACGGCGAGCTGCCCTTTTGGTCAGACGCCGAGCGCGTGCGGATCTTCTCGACCTCACCGCGCGTCATCACGTCCCAGAGTCGTCCGCCGTTCGTCGTGTGAATCACGGCGTAGACGTGCGTGAGCTTCGCCGGGTCCGTCTCGCCCGCGGGCTTGTGCGTGAACGTGTCGCTGCCGAAGTCGTACGCGAACGTGTCGCCGTCGAACACCGCGCGCCCGGCGATGCTGCTGATCTGCCCCGAGCGATACGCCAGCTGCGCGAGTCCGCGATACCCCGGGATGAACGTCGCGTCCTTGCCGTAGGGCACGATCCAGCACTGTCCGAGAATGCCGGGCTCGAGCCCGAGCTGCGCGGCCTGCATAATCGCGCCAAAGAGACTCTCGCGCGTGCATTCGAGCAGCTTCGGCGTGCGCCTGATCTCGGTCAGGGTGATGCGCGCGAGCCGCTCTGGGGTCACGTGCCGTGGGAGCGCGAGCTTCAGCTGTGCCATCATCGCCTTGCCCGTCAGCAGCTCGCTCACGTTCTTGAGAGCGATCTCCTTCGGCTGAAGCGTTCCGGTCGTGGGTGCCATCGCCATAACTACTCTCCCTTCCGCCGGAGAACACGGAAGCTGCTCGCCGCTGTGACGAACTCCTTCCGCTTCTGGAGGCGGTGCGTGTAAGAAGCGCCGTTCGCGAGCACGCCCGTTGAGGCGTCACCGATCGCGAGCTTGATTGCGGCGTCGATCTCGGCGAGCCGCGTCTTCACGATCTTCTCTTCGCCCTTGAGCGCGACGCGCTCTTGGTCGAGCGGTACCAGCTCGCCTGGAAGCTCGACCGTTGCGCCGGAGTCCTCGGGGTAGAGCGCCGCGAGCGCGCGCCGCGTCGCTTCGCTCGCGTCGGGCGCGGGCGGCTCGCCGGCTTCGACGCGTCGCCAGAACTCGGTGAGCTCTGGCAGTAAGAGCCCGTCGATGAACGAGTCGTCGCGCTCGACGTCGGCCCACCGGAACTTGTAGCCGTGGAGGAGTACGAGCACGCTCGCGTAGCTGAGGCCCGTCGCTGCGAGCGAGTGCTGAACCTGCGCCTGCACGTGCGCCGGCACGCCCTCGTCCCAATCGCTCGCGCGGTAGACGGTGAGCTTGCACTCAACCAGGCCAAGAGCGCCGCCGCGGTTCGGGTCCTTCTGGAGCCCGTCGGGCGTTGCGAGCAGCCACGGGCGCTCGACATTGCGCACGAGCTTGCCGAACAGGTCACACGCGCGGCCGGTCTCCTCGGCGAAGCGCGCCATCATCGGCGCCTCGACGAAGCGGCCCCACGCCATCAGCTCGCTCTCGAAGTCCTCGGACACGACTGCCCCGAGCTTGCTCGCGTAGACGGAGAGCGGCGAGCCAAAGCTCGAGAGACCGAGGATTGCCGGTGCGTCACTGCCGCCGATGCCGGCGCGGCGCGCCTCCAGCCACGCGGGCCGGTCTGAGCTATTGCAGAGAACTTCGTACATCTCGCCTCCCTAATTCCCCACCCGCGCCGCCAACCCCGAGCCGACGGCGCGGGCCCTGTCTCACCCCTACCCCGAGGAATGGACAGGTGCGCTCGCCGGTCCATCCGGCTCGCGCTCGAAGTGAATGCGCATCACGTACGCGACACCGAATCGCTGCATGCGCGCGCGCCATCGCGCCTCGCGCCGTTCGAGCACGCGCAGCATGGTGATGACCGCGTGCGACGGGATCAGCGCGGCGTCGGGTGCGGCGCGGTAGATCATCGGCGCTTCTCGTGTAGGCGCAGCTTCTCGACCACTTCGTCGAGCGTCAGGCAGAGGTGGTGCGCGAGCCGGAACATCAGCTCCGGCTCGAAGCGCGGGCCGGCCCGTAGCAGCACGATGCCGACTTTGCCAGCGCCTAACATCCACCCGAGTTCGAGCGCTGCCGAAACGCCGCACGGCTGCACCATCACGCACGCGTCCGAAGTCGCCATCGCCGCGAAGTCGCGGCCGAGACCGTGAAGCGCGATCGGGTCATCGACGGCGACGCGGTATTCCTCCGGCGTCCAGTTCTTCCACTCGGGATCGATTTCGCTCCACTGAAAGCCGCCGGGAGTGCTGCCGCCAGGATCGGGCGCGCGGAAGTCATAGACCTCGTGCCGCTCGCTGCGCAGGCGCGCGACGACCGCGGGTTGGCCTTCGTTTCGCCAGCTCGAAGCGACGTATATTTTCACGGCAGCACCCGCAGCATCACGAGCGCGAGGCCCTCGGTCGCGTAGAGAGCGGAGAGGAACACAGACGCGCCGATGATTGCCGCGAGCACGTCCAGCGGCCAGAGCGCCCGGCGCAGCTCGCGCGCCGCGTCGCACGTCACCGTGTTCACGTGCTCCCAGCCGCATCCGTGGCAGCTGATTAGGCGGCTCATTTCGACACCAGCCAAGTCACGACGCTGTAGATCGCCCAGACCAGGAAGCCGACCCATGCGAGCCCGAACATCACCGGCAAGGCGACGAGCAACAGGCTCAAGTCGAGATTGCGTTTCATCACTCCCCTCTCGTACGATTATGGCGGCTCATCACAGCGCCCCGGCGCAGAAGCGCATCGCCGCGGCTTTCACCGCTTCCAGCTGCTCGACACTGCACACCGAACAAATGGGCGTTGAGCCCGGCGCAGCGACGGGGCAGATCGTCGCTACGGCTGCACCGCGCGCCAAACACCAGCCGCAGTCGGCCCAGTACGTGGTGTCAGTCGCGGGCATGTGGCCTCCGTGATTCGTGACGCATTGCTGCTTCTGCATCCTGCTCGCGGTGCAGTTCGTCGCGGCACTTACAGAAGATGCGGTACGCGGCTTCGTCTAATGCGATGACCGCGATACCTGCCGCAGCCTTGGCGTTCTTATCGTGAATCCGATGCATCGCAGCGTGCGTCTGCTTCACGCCGTCAACGCAGATCGCCCACGCGCCTGCGCACCGTGAACACAGTTTCTTCACGGGCTCGCCGTCGGCGATGTGCTGGAGCGTCTCGGGGTCGAGTGCGGCGGTCATGCCGTCCTCCGATCGCCAAGTCCGAGCGCCGCGCACTCCCCGCACACCCACAGCACTCGCTCGCCGTCCTCCGACAGCTCGTCTGCCACCACCGCATCGGCTTCGAGGTACGTCGCCTCCCCGCAGTCGCGGCACGTCAGCTCGTACAGCTTGCCGCCGATGCAGCCGCGGTCGGGGCACTGATCGGTGACCTCGCCGCGGTCGCTCGAATAATCATCGACGCGGCTCGTGATGCGGCCTCGGCCGGAGCAGACGGGGCATGTGGGGCGAGCGCCGGAGCGCTCGCGGGCGTGTGTTACGGCGCTCACGACTTCACCTCGACAAACAGCGCGAGTGTCGTCGCGTGCTCGACCGCCTCTTCCGCGAGCCGCTTGAGGCGCCGACTCGTGTACGGCTCATCGTTGAGGATCAGGCGTGCAATCCGCTGCATTGACTCGGCGGCGCGCATCAGCTCTTGCGCTTGGTCGACTCGGTCGGGTTCGCTCGGGCGCTTCGGGGCGGGAGAGGGACTCGGCATTGGGTGGCTCCTGTTCATTGGGGCAGCATCGGTCTGCGGAATCAATTGTGCACTAGTGCACAGCCTTTGTCAACTCTGATTCTCGGTGAACTTCCACCAGCTCGGCAGCTTCTTGCCGCCCTTGCCGCGGTTGATGATCTCCACCGACGCTGCGGCGATGCACTGCGCACGCGCAACGCCGGTTTGCTGCCGCAGCCGTTCGGCTCGCGCGCGAAGCGTATTCACGCCGCCCTTGAGCCCGAGCAGCGCCTGCACGGCTGCACCCGGCTTGAGCAGACCGTCGTAACGGCTCACAAGCTGCCCCACACCGTCGATCACGTCGGAGTCGAGCCCGGAATCTCCGAAGCTCTCGTAGACGATCGTGAGCGTCGTCGCGAGACAGGCGTGTCCGCGGTCGTAGACGCGCCGAAGTGTTGCCACGCAAGAGAGAGAGCCCGGCGAATGATTCTTCCCTCTGTCGCTCAGCTTGATCTTCTTGAGACGCAGGATCGCTTCGATGTTCGTCTCGGCCTCGCGCTCCGCCGTCACCGCGATGCGGAACTTGTCGAAGGCGTTCACCGACTTCACGTCGTTCTGTCCGAGGAAGATTTCGGCTTCTTCCTTCTCGGTGAGGTTGTGATAGACGAGGCATTCGAGCTTCTGATCCTGCCAGTCTGGAAACGCGATCTTGAACGCTTCGACGCGATGCTGCCCGTCGAGCAGCCAGAACCACTCGCCGGAGCGGTTCACGACGGGGACTCCGAACTTATCGGCGTCGAAGTCGCCCGCGATCTTGCGCGCCCAGTCGGGCCGGATTTTGCGCTGCGTCACACCATCGCGCGAACGCATCTTCTCGATCGGAACCCACTGCATCTGAGACTTCCGTTTCATGTTCTCGTTCATCACTTCCCTTTCGTGAGCCGACGCTGAAGCCGGCCGAGTTCGCGCATGGCGATATCCATGCGGTCCGAGCAGTCCGTGAGCACGTCGCTTGAAATCTGCGACACGTTGAGCATCTCGATGGAGGGCAAGAGAGATTCGAGAGTGACCAGAAATTCCGTGAGTACGCGGTCGAGCGAGAGGCGTCGCGAGCGACCTAACACCGCATCCGCTTTGATTCGCAGGCCGAGCTTCTTGGCCTTATTGACCACGGCTCCACGCCCGACACCGATCCGCTTCGCGATCTGATCGGAGCTGTTGCCCGCAGCGATTAGCTCTTCCAACTTCTCCCAGCGGTCGCGAGTTGCCTCACCCCGCGCCTTTCGGCCCACGTTGGGCCGAGAGAGATTCTGTTCGGCCTTCGCGCTGTGAATCGCAGCATCGAACTGCTCATCCGTGATTCCATCGGTAAGCGGGTACATGCTTTGAGAGACCTCGCCTCGCTTGAGCCCGGTCGCCTGCTCAATCGACATGATGTCGGTACCGCCGACATGAGGGCCGGGCTTCGCGATTGTTCCCAACTGCTGGCCCTTCCGAATAGCGAGCCCAATGCAGCGCTCGGCGCGGCGTACGATCTCAGCCGCCGACAGCTCGGCATCCTTCCCGAGTTGCTTTTGCACGCTGTAGACGCGGATCGCTTCGGCCTGCGATTTCATCTCGACGAGCTGCTCGATGTCGTTGCCTGCGAGGGCGACGGCGAGCCATTCCTTCGCGCGCTCGCACGAGAGAACGACGCGCTGGCCTGGATCGGAGAGGCGCTCCAGGTCCATTGCCGTCGGTAGAGCGAGCGCGTTCTGTTCGTCCATGAGTGTGCACACTCGCACGGTCTATCGGAATGTGCAAGGGGGCACTTGCACGAAATCTTTGGGCGTGCGATTTTGGCGCGATGGACGTAGCCAGCTTGATTCGCTCGCTCGGCAAAGACGATGCCGAGGTCGCCAGACAGCTCGGGGTGGACCGGAGCACCGCATCACGGCTCAGGCGCGGCAAATCGCGACCCTCGTTCGCCGTCGTGCAGAAGCTGCTTGCGCTAGCTCCCGTTCCTAAGGCCAAGAAGAGGGCGCGCGCATGACCGAACTCGCGAGCGCCGCATAACAGCGACTACGTGCGCCGCTGGGGCGACGCTAGGGGTGAGAGGTGAACAGCCGCGAGAAGGGCAAGCGTGGCGAGCGTGACGCAGCCGAGGCCATGCGTACCGCCGGCTTCGCTGGCGCGCGCCGCGGCGTGCAGTACGAGGGAGGCCCCGGTTCACCGGACCTTCGCGGCCTGCCCTTTCACGCCGAGGTGAAGTTCACGAACGCACTGCGGCTCTACGACGCGCTCGCGCAGGCGCTTGACGAGTGCGGCACCCTGCCTGCCGCGGTGCTTCACCGCAGGAACGGGAGGCCGTGGGTGGTGATCGTGCAACTCTCGGACTTCGAGCGGCTCGCGAAGGCGTGGCTGGGGGTCGCGCCGTGACCTCCCTCAACAGCCCCGGCTCGCTCTACGTCCCCGAGACGCCGAGCGCGCGCAAGCTCGCGCACTGCCCCGTGGTCGGGCACCCGCCGTACTCGCCCGCGGTGAGAGTCTGCCCGATGTGCCGCTGGCTTGCCGAGCGCGAGCGCGACAAGGCCGAGGTCGCTGCACTGCCTGCGACGCAGCCCGCCAAGGCCGAGCGATCGCACGCGGCCTGCGCAGCGAAGCGACGGCGCACGAAGGTCCGCAACCTCGAGATCAGCCTCGCTACCGCTCTCGCCAAAGTGGAGCGCCTGCGCGCGGAGCTCGCGGGGCTCGGGTGGGTGGCGCGGTGACGCTGCGGGAGAAGGCCGATCAGTTCGCGGTGAAGCTAGCGAAGGCATTCGCGGACACGATGCGCGAATACCCCGAAGCTGATGGATTCGACTTCGGGCCGGTCATGCGAGAGGCGGTAGCTGGTGGCCTAGAGCACGCCCGCGCCCGCGTGCTCGCCGAGCCAACTACGGAGCCGGCGACGATGCTTGCGCACATCGCGTTTGACCTGCGGGCGCAGGCGGAGGAGCTGAGGCGTGGCTAAGACGCGCCCGCCCGTGCCGCTCGACCTCGGCGACGCGGACAAGAAGGCGCTCGCCTTCTGGGTGCGCGACCGATACCCGCACCTATTCGCACCCGCGCCACTGCGCCGGCTGGTTGATGAATGCCTCAGCCATCACGCGGCGACAGGCAATCGGAGAGGCTATGTGGACTGGCTGGCGGCCTGCCGCAACTGGGTGACGAAGGACCAGCACTTTGCCGATCAGCGCAAAGAGGCCCGGCCTGAGCCGCGGGAAGAGCTGTTCGAGAACGAGCCGCAAAGGCTTCGGGTGGTGAAATGAACGAACGGAGGGAATCGCATGAGCGACTCAGCGCAGTACGTGAAGGTCTGGACGCCTAGGTGGTGGAGGTGGCTCGGAGTCGCGTCGCGGGACGGAGACTCCTATCGCTGCACGTGGGGCGAGGCGAGCACGCGCGGACTTGGTGGGATTGGGCTGGAGTTACAGCGGCGTGAGCGGCGCTGGACGCTGCACGTCGCCGTTCCATTCCTGGCCCTGTGGGTTCGTCTCGGGAAAGCGGGCGAGCAGATGTCTGAAGATCCGTTCGGCGACTCCTGGGGCTTTTCGTTCCCGCTCTCTGATGGGTATTCGACGCTCTTCCTCCGCTGGGGCGCTAAGTCGAAACTGTTTTGGATGCCGTGGGATCACGGCGCTTCGATCGGCTCCTGGACTCTCTCTGAGGACGGGAAATCCTGGCACCCACTCCCGGTGTGTCGCATCTGGCTGAATGGGAAGTTGTGCCGAGACGACGGTAGCCCTGAAGAGAACACGGAAGGCCATGTCTGGCCTGGGCTCGACTCGCTTCGCTTCTCGGAGCCAGTGAGGTATCGCCTCTCAAGCGGTGAATTGCAGGAACGCACCGCCAGCGTGACGGTGCATCGGCAGGAGTGGCGGCCACGGATGACGCGCTGGCTCCCGTGGCCACGTCACATCTACTGCGGCATCTGGGTTGAGTTTTCGGATGAGGTCGGCGATGGAACCGGCTCATGGAAGGGCGGCACGATGGGCTGTGGGTACGAACTCCTGCCGAACGAGAGCGCCGCGTCGTGCCTGTCGCGGATGATGCATGAAAGGAAATTCAGGTAGGGGTTGACACCGCCCCCACTCTCGCCCTAGCGTCGCAGGCGTGGGCGTAGCATCTACACGACTAACGCTGTCTTGTGCTGCTAGGCCCACACCTGCGCACCTCACACGGCCTCCAGGGGAAACCTTGGGGGCCGTCGTGTTTTGTGGCCTCGCCGCGGGTCAACCGCGAGGGCGAGGCATGTACGCCGCTACTCGGGGCCTTCCAGAGCGGCAACCGCCAGTCCGAAACGGCCAAGGGCGGGGAAGCGCGCGGCAATTCGCGCGAAAGCAATGGCCAAGCGCACGGCGAATCATCGCCGCACGTGCGCGCCCGAGCGACCGACCGACCGACGGCTAGTTGGCGCGCGCGAAGGCATGGACTCTCTCCCTTGTTAGGCAAGGGAGGGGGTTTCCTATGCCCTCCCTCCCTCCCTCCCTCAAGCTAATAGGTGTTAAGAGAGGAAGTAAGATGAGCATCCAGACGGAGCAGAGGAACTTATTCAATCGCGAGCGCGTGCCCGAAGTTTCAATCGACGCGCGCCGCGAGCTTCCGCTCGACCTGTACTCGCGTCTCGACGAGTCGCTGTGGCCGATGGCTGAGCGCCTCTACGCGCGATTCGGAGATGGCCTCGTGTATGTTGGCCCGAGCCGATGGCGGCGTGGAACCGGCGCAAGGGCTGACCTAGTGCAGGGTACCAGCGACGCCGCGGCCTTCGCGATCGCTCTGCGCTAGTGTTCGACCGATGCACACCACCTGGAAGCACACGGGCGCGAGTCGCGAGCTGCTGGATATCCAAGAATCGCTCATGCTCAAGTGGCGACGCGATGCCATGTTTGCCGAGGCAGTCGGAATGTGGAACAGCATCGAAGGTGTAGGCGCAGAGCCTGAGATCGCAGACGATGACGAGTCCTCTACCCGCTGACGATCTCCGCCTCAATCGCCGCCGGCCCCGTCTCAATCTCGAGCGTCACCTTCGCGCTACCCCCACCCGCCGCCTGCAATCGCCCTAACACCTCGCCTACCAGCGAGCCCGTATCGCTCACCTGCGCCTGCTCGGCCCGACGCATGTTCACCACCTTGTCGGCCGTGATCCCGTACACCACCGGCAGCTGCGACGCGCTGATCTTCCCCTCTAGCAACGCCTCGGCTAGCTGCGCTCCTGCCTCCTGCGCCAGATCCATCGCCTGATGCGTTAGCGCCTTCCACCGCTCATCCCCACGCATCGCAGCGTCATGCGATCGGCACTCGCTGTACAGGTGAATGTGGTCCGATAGCCCCAGAGTGGTCGCTACCGCGCGCCAGCTCTTGCCCTGCGCTCGTAACGCCAACGCTGCTCGGACGCGCTCAGGAACGTTCGTCGCGACCTGCTCGAGGGCTGCTGCCATGTTGCCAACGATAAGCGCCGCTGCGCTAGATTGCACGACATGCAACCGCTCTACGGCCTAGCCCTGCTCCTGCTCCTGCTCGGCGTCACCGAGCGCAGCAACGCCGCCAGCAACCTCGGCGTCGCTATCCTCATCGTCGGCGCTCTCGGCGAGTGGCTGTGAAGCGCAAGAGCAGCTAGCAGACAAGCATCGCGCTTCCACGCTCTTTCGCTCCCAAAGCAGCGCTGTGAGGGCCTGATTCGGCGCTCGAAGTGGCGCTACTTCGCGTAATTCAAGCAGATGTGTGCTGGCCAGAGTGCGAATAGGCGAGCATCGACGCCTACTTACGCGATCTAGGGCCGATAAGGACCATTCTGTCAACTCGTACCCTCGTAGTGCGCCAATAAGCGAGCGATACCGGGCACTTACGCGCGCACATGCGCCCGCACTGGGGCGCGATGGGGCAGGAGCGACGACGGCGACGCCCCAGGCCTGCCCCTCCCACCCGGCCAGGCGCGCGGGGACTGTCCCGCCCGCTGAATTCTCGCCGGCCAAAAGATTTGAGCTCAGCGAAAAAGGTGGTTTCGGCTTCGGATAACGCGCCTAGGCACGGCGCTACGATAGATTCTCGAGACACCCCACCCCCTACCCCCTCCCCTCGTGGGAGTTATTAGGTGGACCGGGCACTTCTTGGTAATGCGCGGCGCTTAGGGAGACGGAACGACGACCGAGTGTTTGACGGGTTCGTCGGTGGCCCGACGCAGGGGAGCCTCTCCCCGAGCGTCTAGCGGGCCGAGCGAGGGTGCGAGCCTACTCCTGCGTTGGCGTTTCTCGCCCGCGAGCACTTTGGGATTTCGCGGCGTTCGTTCGTCGCGATCGCGCGCATTTCGCGCGGCTTCGTACTGGGGTCGGAACCATCGCATGGAGAGCACGTTACCCTCGGGGCAAAACGAAGCAACTTGACACGCCAGGCCCCACGGGTGTACCCACGGGGCAACTTCCCAGGAGGTGACAGCATGGCGGCGAAGGTTCCCGACGTGGCAGGCGAGGCCTACTACATCGCGAATCCGAGATCGGTGCGGGCGCGGCCGGATGCCGCGGGTACTGCGCTGAGATTCGCGCCGAACGATCGGCCGGATGTGCTGAGCTTCGGATTCAGCGACATCGACGACGGGGACACCTGGGCGGTCTCGACGACTTGGCGCGGGCCGCTTCCGCTCGCGCACGCGCTGCCGGATGCATTCGCGACTAGCGGGGTCTCTGCGCATACGTCGGTCTCGGGGACCACGCTCACGGTCACGTTCGAGACGAACGCGAGCAACATCCCGACGGTGGTCGAGCTGCACCTGCAAGGGATGTGATGTGGCGGCTCCGGTAGCCAGCCCGTTCTTCGGCCCGACGCTCGCGCAGTCGAAGAAGACGCTGTTCGGGGAGATCGGCTACAAGATTTACGACACGCCGGTACGGGACTTTCACCTGAGCACGGCCCGTCACCGCATCGTCTCGGCTCCCGCGCGCACGAGCAAGAGCTACGCAGCACACCCAGAAGCCGTCCACGACTTCTTCCCGCGCTATACGCTCGAAAAGGGCGCGAACGGGAAGACGCGCGTCGTCGCCGAGCGCGCCGAGACGATCATCTGGATGGTCGCAACCGACTATTCGATGGCGAAGGAATGGGATTACGCCTGGGTGCAGCTGATCGACCGAAAGCTGATCGAGAAGTTCGGCGGAAAGATCGAGGCGCACTACAACTCGCCGAATCAGGGGAACCTGCTGATCCGCGTGCTCTGGCCGTTCACAGACGCCGACGGGATCCCGGCGCGCTCGGTGATGCAGGTGAAGTCGGCCAGCAACGAGAAGACGCTCCAAGGCGAGCAGGTCTACCTCTGCATCGTGTCCGAAGCCGCCGAGCACGACGCCGATCTGCTCCCGAAGTATCTCGAGCCGCGCTGCCACAGCATCATCTATCCGACGACCCCGAAGCGGAAGGCGAAGTGGCTCTACGACCTGATGCAGCGCGGCAAGCAGTCGCCCGCGCTCTCGGTCGAGTCGTTCACGTTCACGAAGAAGTGCAACCCGAAGTACGACTGGGCCGGCTACAAGATCGCGAAAGAGAAGAGCCGGCTCACGTGGGGCTCGCCAGAGAACGACCCCGGCTTCCTCGAGCAGTTCGAGGGCCTCTGGACGTTCGAGGGCGGGAAGGTGCTGCCGTTTCGCTGGCTGGAGGACGGCCGCGGCGAGACCAACATTTGTAAGCGCCTCCCGCACTGGGTGCACGGCGCGACGTGGTACGCCGCGATGGATTACGGGTACAACGACCCGTGCGGCGTCGGCTTCTACGCCTTCGATCCGGGCTCGGACGAGATCGTGATGGCGAGCGAGATTTATCAGCGCGGGCTCGTTCCGAGCGATGTGGTCGAGTGGTCGCGGAAGCGAGAGCGCGACCTCGGCATTCGCATTCACCAGTGGATTCCCGATCCGCAGGAGCCGCTGCTCACGGAAGTGATGCGGCGCGCGGGCCTTCCGCTCTTCCATAATGCCTCGCCGGGTTACCTGCGGGACCGGGCCGCGGGCTACGCCGAGCTGCGCGATGCGCTCAGCATCAACCCCGCGACGGGCCGGCCGCGGATGACCGTTCACGCGAGCTGCGAGAACGCGATCCGCGAGATGACCGACATTCGGTTCAAGGACGAGGCCAAGAACGAGTTCAAAGAGGGGGCCTTGGTGGGCGAAGATCACATGATCGACGCCTCGCGGGCGCTGCTCCGCTCGGGAGTCCGCGCCGTCGTCCGCAACGAGGACTGGCTCGCCGACTTCCAGCAAAAGCGCCGTGCGAATGCCGCCTATGCGAGCGGCATGCGCGAGTCGCAGCCGGGGCTGGTTGGGCGCACTACTTATTACGGACAGGTGGCCTGATGGCGAAGGAAACCAGCGCCGTCCTCGCCTACTGGCAGGGTCAGATGCGCTTCGCCGACGAAGCCTGGGAAGAGGCGGGCTGGAAGGCGTCGGCGAAGATCAGTAAGCCCGGCTCGGCGGAGCTCGCGACGCAGTATCTCTCGGCGTACCGCGGCCAGCAGTGGGGAGCCGACGGCTGGATGGGGATGGGGCCTGAGTCGTGCGCGGTGACCCCCCTCTTCTTTGCGAGCGCCAACACGTTCGTGGCCGGACTGATCGCCCGCTCGCCTGAGATCAGCGTGCTGCCGCGCAGGCCGGGGACTGCCGACGCGGCGCGGAAGATTCAGGCAGTCCTCAACTACGACGTCTACGAGCTGAAGATGAAGCGGCAGTGGCGGCGGACCGTCTTCGATGCCTTCTTCTGTCCGTTCGGCATCACGCGCCACGGCTATACGCCAAGCCAGGAGTTCGAGACCGAGAAGGACGCGGACCTACTCGAGTGGTACGCCGGCGCACGGCCCGATAAGCCGTGGATTCGGCGCTGGACGCTCTGGGACACGAGGATCGACGCGAGCGCCGAGACGCCCGATAGCGACGGCGACGCGCGCTGGTGCGGCTTCCGGACGCTGATGACGAAAGATCAGATCGCGAAGAATCCGAAGATGAAGCTCCCGCGCGGAATGCAGGCGACCGTGAAGCTCACGGTCCCGAGCCCGAAGGGGCCGCGACACGCCGAGAAGAAGAGCGCGTCGCCGGACGAGTATTTCGAGGTCTGGTCGATCTACGATAAGACCGATAAGAGCTGGCTCCAGATCGACGGCAACTACGAGTACGTGCTGCGGCGGGAAGACGCCTGGCCGATCCCGTGGGAGGATCTGCCGTACGACGCGCTCTACTTCAATCCGCAGGCCGATACGCTGTTCCCGATCCCGTACGCGGCGTCGATCTTTCCGACGGTCGTCATGCGCAACAAGCTGCGGACGATCAACGAGGAGCTGATTAAGCGCCTTCGCCGCGTGATCCCATACAGCGAGACGCTGCTCGGGGAAGGCTCAAAGGACAAGCTCGAAGGACTGAATCTGGTCGAGTTCATCGGCTTCAAGGGCGAGATCAACAACGCGATCGGGAACATTCAGCTCGGCGGCTTCGATCAGAGCCTCATGCTCTACGACCAGATGCTCGTGCAGGACGTGCGCGAGGCGCTCGGGCAGTCGTCGATGGACCGTGCGCAGCGCATCAACGTCGAGTCCGCGACCGAGGCCGCTGGCGTCGCGCAGGGCTCGGCGAAGGCCGAGGGCCGGAACATCGACTCGCTCGAGGACTACCTCGATTCGAGCGTCCGGCACTACGCGATCGCGCGGCGCGCCACCATGAAGAGCGACGAGACGGTGGCCCTCCTCGGCCCCGAGGACGCGCGCATCCTGATTACCGACATCAAGCAGGAGTACCTCACGGTAACGACCAAGGACATGAAGGCCGAGGTCGATTTCATCATCAAGCAGGGCTCGACGCTGCCCGACTCGAAGCAGCGCCGCGTGGCCGATGCGCTCGCCGATATTCAGGTCGCAAGTCAGTTCCCGCAGCTCCATAACATTCAGGAGATTCTGGCCGCCTATCACCGCGCTCGCGGCAATAACCCGGCGAAGGTGATGCTCAACGACCAGCAGATCGCAGCGACCGCTGGGCAGGGGATGCCCGATGAGCCGGTCGATAGCTCGCAGCTGATCGGCCAAGTGACGGGGCTGCAATGATACGCCACGACCTCGCCTGCCCGGGCTGCGACTACGAGGCGCGCGATCAGCTCGTGCGCTTTGCCGAGTACGGCGATTGCCCGCGCTGCGGAACGGCGCTCCGCTGGGTTCCAACGACGCCGCCCGCAACCGACGTGTGCGGATCCGTGCAGACGAGCAACGTGCTCACCGACGCCGCGGGGAACGACCTCACCTGGTCTTCCTCTCGCGAGCGCGATGCGAAAATGCTACGAGACTTCGGAGTACGCCCCGTGGGGGACACAGTAAGAGGTGCTAGAACCCCTTACGATCCCCTCGGGAAGCACAGTTTCCACTTCGGTTCCGGCACCGGCCGCAATCGGAAAAGCAGCAGGGAGAAACGAGCATGAGCGCAACGATGCCGAACTACGATCCGAGTTCGGACGCACCGGACGCTACCGATGCCACGGCATCGCTACCGACGGAAGCGACACCCACGGAGAGCGCGAGAACGGGTCAAGGTGATCCGGCCGCGCGAGCGAAGATTGCCGAAGAGAAGTTCCAAGCCCGCTACGACACGGTGCGAAGAGAAGGGGGCCGTCTCCTCTCCTCGCCCTACTGGAAGAGCCTTGGCGGTGACGGGATTCAGCGTGCCCTCGAGCAGTTCGAGGCCATGCTGGAAGACCCCTCTACCGCGAAGAGCGTGAAAGAAGGACTGGTCCAGAACGCAGAAGGCCGCTGGGTCTATAAGCCCACCAGCCAGGCGCAAGCGACCGCAGCCGCGGTCGATGGCGATGCGTTCGATGACCCGGTGCTGAAGCAGTTCGAGTCTCGTCTCGATGAGCGGCTCGGTCCCCTTATCGAGAAGATCAACGCGCTAGCGCCGCAGCTGAACACGCTCTCGACCGCCAATGCCACCAGCCAAGTCGAGCAGATGACGCGCCGCTTCCTCGCCGAGTATCCGATGTCGCCAGAAGAGCGCGCGGAGTTCTCGGAGTCGATCGGCCCGACCATCGAGGGCATGAACCCGCAGATGGTCCTGAAGATGAACTACGACCAGTTCGAGGACCATGTTGGGCTCCCGAAGATCAAGAAGTTCCTGCCGGCCATCCTCGCGCGCAAAGCAAGAACGAAGGTCAGCCAGCTCGCCGATCTCGCCACCGATGGCGTCGGCGCTGGCAGCCAAGGGGCCGATACTGCGCCCGCCGGGAAGCAGCCTGTGATGTCGATGCAGCAGCTCAAGAAGAGTCTCGCTGCCGCGGCCGAAAAGGCGTCCCGGGAGCCGCAGTAGGGCCAAAAGGATGAACCATCATGGCCGCTTCTCAGACGCTCTCTCGGACGATTGACCGGGAGCTGTTCAACACCGATGAGGCCCGCATCGCGGGGGTCAAGAATCTCGCCTTCCAGTCGAGCGTCGTCGCTGCAATTGCACTCGGCGAGAACCCCGACGACATGGCCGGTCAGCGCGTGATGGCCGGTCAGGCCAAGCGCTCGCAGGACGGCGGGCAGAAGATCCAGGTCGATCACATCGTCGAGCAGAACTCGACCGTCGGCGCGATGGCCTCGGGCTGGAGCACCTACGACACCACGCCGCAGGACTTCGGCCGCCGAAGCGAAGCGAACTGGAAGCACTACTCCGGGACGCGGACGATCAGCCTCTTCGACACGCTCATCAACAAGGGTCCGGCAAAGCGCTCGGACCTCATCACGAACGAGACCACGGTCGTCATGAACACGATGGTGGAGGTCGTGGCGCGCGACTTCATCGCGGGCTCGGCCGCTGCCGAGATGACCGGCATGGACTCGATCGTCTCGGCGAACGATACGGTGCAGGGCTTCTCGGGCGCGACCTACGCCAACTGGAACTCGCGCGGCGTCACCGCTCGTGGAACGGTTGCGGCCTCGGTCACGTTCGCCTCGGGCAGCTTCGCAGCGCAGGGCATCGCCGACATGCGGACGGCGTACACGAACTGCACCGAGGGTGCGCGGGTCGCGAACGTCATCGTCACCACCTACGACATCTACAACTTCTACGAGGGTCAGCTCGTCGCGCAGCAGCGCTACGGGGCGGACGACAAGGTGGGAAACGCCTCGTTCAACGCGCTCCAGTTCCGGCAGGCGCGCATGTACGGCGATCCGTTCGTGACCAGCGGCGTCATGCACTTCTGGAACACGAACGTGCTCTACGTCGTGGTCCTCGAAGGCGCGGACTTCGCGTTCCAACCTTGGAAGGACGCGACCAACCAGGAGTCGAAGTCGAGCGAGCTCGTGTTCAAGGGCCAGACGATCTGCGAGGACCGCCGGCTCGTGAACAAGCTGACGGCGATCACGGCCTGATCCGTAACACTGTCCCGCTGATTAGCAGCGGTGCAAACCAGGCTTCGCAGTTAGCTGCGCGGCCGAAAGGGACAACATGGCGAATCCGCTCTTGCCCGGCGGCGGGGTGTCCCCGCAGTCGATCTACACGACCACGACCAACAAGCAGCATGCGGTCGGAACGCGCGGGATGCTCAGTGACCGCGTTTTCTACTACTCGAGCATGAGCAACTCGACTGGGGTTGTGGCGAACAACCTCTGTCAGGCGGCGATCCCGATTGCGAACCACGTTACGCAGACAGGTACGCTTTCGTTCGTCGCGGGTCGCTCTTCGCTGACCGCAGTGCTCGGCGCAACGGCAGCGATCCAGGACGAGTACGAGGAGGGATATCTCTACATCCAGTCCTCGACGCTCGGCCTCGGCCAGATGCGCAAGATCAAGGGTGGACACCCCGCGATCGCATCGGCCGGCACGCTCTCGGTCGATCTCTACGACCCGGTGGCAATCACGCCAACGGGTACGGTGACGTGGACGCTGATTCACAATCCCTGGAGCAACGTCATTATCACGCCCGTAACGACCATCACGGCCCTCTGCGTGGGCGTTGCGCCGGTCGTGATTCCGGCGGCGGCGGCAACGACTGCTCCCGTCTACTTCTGGGCGCAGACCTGGGGTGTGGCGTCGATCCTCGGCGACACGTCGGATACGGTCGTCGATTCGTCGCTCATCCCGTCTGCGGTCGTCGGCTCAGTCGGCGTCGCGGTCGAGACGGACATCAAGCAGCGCATCGGTATCTCGATGGGAACTCTCGCCACCAACACCGTCTACCAGTCGGTATATCTCACGATCGCCCCCTAACCGAGAACGGGGCCGGGTGGCGAGTGCTGCCCTGCTCCGGCTCTCATCTCTCTGAGGCCCTTCATGGCAGCCGCTCTGATTCCCGATCTGCAAGGAACGGGGCTCGATACCGGACCGCAGCCCGTCTGGATCAAGACCAGCGCCAAGGTGAGCGTGCTGGTCCATCCGAGCTACCTGATGCGCGCGCACACCAAAGAGGATCTCACGGCGGTGGTGACGCAGTTCGGCGTGCCGATCGTGCAGTCGGGCGAGACGCTCACCGTCGGCCTCGTTCCGCCGTGGCACCGGTTCGCCGTCGGCCCGGTGATCGACGGCAAGGCCGAGATCCTCTCGCAGGACGATTTCGTGCGAGAGGACGAACGCAACTACGTCGATACGTTCCGCTTCAAGGGCGAGCGCATCGACGACAAGGACAAGCGATACATCCCGAACGTGCGCGCGTTCGTCTCGCAGAAGATCGACACGCGCGCGAGCGGCGGCTACCCGCGCCTCTGCCCGCTCGGGACGCACATGCTCGCCGAGAAGCCGAAGGCTGGCGCAGTGGTCTACGACCCGGCGAAAGACACGGTAACGCCGCGCCAGGTCGATGAGGTGCGCCAGGCGTTCGCAGCCGAGAACGCCGAGAAGGACCGACGCCTTGCCGAGCTGGAGGCGAAGGTGAACGAGCTGGTGGGTCGCAAGGTCGATCCAGCCGCAGCCAATGCCGGAACGCTGACTGATGTAAGGACAGTGTTCGACAACTTCAAGACGGTGCGCGACAAGCCCGCGAAGCCGCAGGCCACGTCGAAGTGCGGCGCGTGGACGGGTGACGCAACGCGTCTCAACTCGCACGTTCGCTTCTGCAAGAAGGGCTGCAAGCCGGAGGTATAGTCATGGCGCTGTTCACGAAGAAAGAGCAGAGCTGCGCGAGTTGCTCGGCGTTCTACTACATGGCGCTGGTCGGCGAGCAGCACGTGGGGCGTGGCATCTGCCAGCTCTACCCGACGCCGCAGCCGCAGAAGGCGACGACCGACTGGTGCCGTCAGTGGCAGGAAGAGAAGACGCCTGAGCCGGAGATCAAAGAGGACGCGGCATAGATGCCGACCACGACCGCACTCGTCGCGGTGAACCGCGTTCAGCGGCGTGGCCGTATCGCAACGACCGCGACCGTCACCGACGGGTCCGCTCCGACGCTGCTTGACTTCGTGAACGAGGCGGCCCGCGAGGTATTCGAGACTGCCGAGTGGGAGTTTCTGACGCGCCACGACGGCGAGCTGGCTGTGGTCCCGCGGACGGCCTACACCGGCACATTCACCGCGACACTCAACTCGACCACCGTCAGCAACATCGCGCAGAACGCCTACGCCACCTATTACGGCGCGTTCCGCTCGCGGCTCGTGCTGACGGAGCACGCGACGCATGGCGGCACGTCGTTCGCCATCGCGACCGCGACGCACCCAGCCGCCGATGACGTCTACACGCTAGAGACGGCGTTCCCCGGCGCGACGACGAGCGGCCTAAACGGCTTCGTCTACGTCGTGGACTATCAGCTTCCCGCGACCGTGCGAGACATCCTCTCGGTTCGGCACGAAGAGAACGAGCTGAAGCTCGAGTTCGTGGACAAGACGTTCACGTTCGACAGCATGGAGCCCGCGGCGCACCTCGTGACCGATAACCAGCCGCAGATCATCTACGTGGGCGGATCTGTGAAGGCGACGGTTACGAGCGGCACAGCGACTACCGCGCTTGGCATCATGGTCTGGCCCGTGGCGACCGAGAAGTACGTGCTCTCGTACAGCTACCGCTACCTGCACCCCGAGCTTTCGGCTGCGGCCGACGTGCTCGACGCGCCGAGCGTGATCGTTGATCTCATCGTCGATAAGGCGACCGCGAAGGCGTACCGCTCGGCCGTCTTCAACGATCCCGAGATGGCGCAGCAGATCGAGCTAGACGTGGCGCGCCGCTTCCAGCGCCTGCTCGGCGCGAACAATCCCGCACCGCAACGCCGCATGATCCTTCGCTCGCATGACCAAGCGACCGGAGCGTCACAGTTCGGCTCACGCCCACGAGATCCGCGTACGTTCTATACGCCGTAGGGCGTTCGTATGACCGAACCTCTCTACCTCATGATTAACGAGCGCAAGCGTACGCGCGTGCTCGATCGCACGATCAATCGTGCTGGGGACATCAGGGACTTTGGCGCAGCCGATGGTGGAGATGTCACCGCGGCGATCAATGCTGCGAAAGCGGTGCATCGCGAGATCGTGATCCCACAGAATTTCCACGGCTACCTGTCGAGCGGAATCACGTTCACAGAGCCGGGAACGCGCATCGTCGGCTACGGGCACGAGAGCATCCTAGAAGCCACAACCGACGGCTTCAATCTCTTCACCGTGCAGGACAACTACTGCGAATTTCGCGATCTATCGCTCTACGGTGCCGCAAATGACGATGCGACTACACAGTTCGGCATCTTTACCGCGGCAGCCAATCCGGCCGTTGGCCTCAAGGTTTTCGACGTCTACTTCGGCGGGGCATCTGCGAGCTCGCGTCTCAACAGCGGCATCAAGTTCGACACAGACTCGCATAATGGTTGGGTAGAGCGCTGCGTATTCGACGAGATGCAGGGCGACATCAGCGGGACGGGCTACGGCGTTCTCGCGGGGTCCGTGCTCACGCTGCACGTCTCGCGGAGCCGGTTCTACGCCGCCTCCGGTCGTGGCCGGCACGCGGTCTATCTCTCTGCCGGTGCCTCGTGGTGCCAGGTCGTCCATAACTACTCGCTCGATATGGGCGAGGAGCATTTCACGATCAACGCCAACGACACGCAGCCAGCCTGCGAGCACAACCTCATCGCGTTCAACGATTGCCGAGGCGGCGTGCCGGATGCTTCGACTGGAGCGATTTCGGTCTGGGGAAACGCCAATCGCAACGCCGTCCGAGGCAACCATATCAATGCGCCTGGAGAAAAAGGAATCGTGGTGCAGGTCCGAGACGGAAACTCGACCGACTGCGACAGCCTCGACAACGTCGTTGAAGACAACCAGGTCATCGACGCCGACACGATCGGCATCGACATCATGGGTGCCACGCGCACGAAGGTGCAAGGAAATCTCGTTCATGGCGCATCGACTGCATCGTCTGGCACTTCGGCAGCGATTCGGATTGTATCGGCAGCCGCCGCCGCAGCAGGCCAGGCCGCAACGAATACGAGCGTCATCGCCAACATCGTTTCCGGTTCTACACACCACAGCGCACTCCAGCTCAACACGACGACGAACATTCCGACTGGAACGTATGCGCGTGGGAATCGGTTCGCGGCTGGCGGGACGGCGACGGTCTCGCTTGGAACTGCGATCCTTGACATCGACATCCTCGGCACGTTCTCCGATGGAACGCGGCCGTCCGCAGCGCTGCTCGTGGCTGGAAGCGCGATCTGGAACACCACAGACAACGCGCCGAACTATTCGGATGCAACGGATTGGCGAGATGCGGCTGGGGTGGTCACATGAGCCGCTACCAACCCATCTCTCTGACTCTCGGCGGCCTCAACGAGGACGAGAACCCGACTGCGCTAGCGGCGGGCGATCTTCAGATCGCGCGGAACTCGTGGATGCGTGGTCGCTCGCACGGTACGCGCCCAGGCTTCCAGCGCGATTCGGTCTCGTACCCGAGTGCTTCGGGTCTCGGCGACGCCATCAACGGCATCGTGGATTATCGGTTTGCGAACGACGCGAGCCAGTTCATCGTGACCGTTGCGAACGCCGACATCTTCTCAGCCGATGCGACCAGCATCAAGAACGCGGGCACAGCGGTTACCGCTGGCAGCAACCACCGCTGGACGTTCGCCACGCACAAAGGAATCCTCTACGGAGCGGGCGGCACCGGCACCAACAACTTCTGGTCGTGGCCTGGGTCTGGTACCACCTCCAACGTCTCGATGCTGAATCTCGCAGCCGCAGCCATCTACCCGACCTACGTATTCGAGAAGTGGAACTTCGGCTTCACGTGCGGATTCCGCGATGCTGCGGGTGCCGTGACTGGGACCGAGCTGTCGAGCGGCCCCATGATCGTGCGCCACTCGGCCATCAACGACATGACGAGCTGGCCGACTGCGAACACCTTCGGCGGCACCAGCGCAGTCGGCGGTTTCTCTAGCTACGGCGATGAGTTCCTGACTGGCTTCGGCGAGTTCACGAACAACGCGGGCGACTGGCTGCTCGCGCTCAGCAACAAGCGGCTCTACGCGATCGGGAACCTGGGCGAAGCCACCACGCCGTTCTACACGCCGCCGACTGGCGTGGTACAGAACGGCTGCGTGCATCAGAACGCCTTTGTGTCGCTCGGCCTCGACTCTGGCGATGCGATCTACCTCTCGCGCTTCGGCGTCCACAGCGTTCGTCTCAGCGAGCAGTTCGGTAATCGCGTCGAAACGTTCCTCAGCTGGAAGATTCGGCAGACCTTCGAGCAGCTGAATCAGGCTGCGCTTCACCGCAGCGTTGGCTGCTACGACCAGGAACGCGGAATCGTGCTGTTCGCGGTTCCGTTCGGGTCGGCGACGAACCCGGACCTGATCCTATGCCTCAACATCAAGAACAGCGCGCAGCTGAATGCGCAGACCGCCGAGTGGGACATCTGGTCGCTCTCGGGGTCGATGACGTCAGACCAGCGAACGATTACGGCAATGGCTCCTGTGCGAACGACGACGGGCCACTTCGCCTACGTTGGGAACGCCGAAGGCGACGTGTGCCGCTTCGACGATTCTTCGAGCGGGACGCACAGCGATCTAGGCTACGGCTACTCGGTCGTGATGCGAACCAAAGACGAGGACTACGGAGCGCCAGGTGTGATTAAGGGACTCGGCGATACCTATGTCACCGTGCAGCCATCTGGGAGCTGGAGCCCGACGATTACTCCGATCTTCGACTACGGGCGCACCACCGGGGAGACGCTTGGCCTAGAGATGGCAAGCACGGGCGGCGTGGTGGGCACGATGATCGTTGGCGTCGATACGGTTGGCGGATCGGAAGGCACGTTTACCGACAGCGTTTATACGGTCGGCGCGAGCGAGACGATTGGCTTTGAGTTCCGGCACGCGACCGCGAACCAGCCGTTCTACATCGCGAAGGTTGCGCCGTCGGTCCAGACGCACGGAAAGAACCCTGGAGAGTAGATGCCGATCTCACGCAATACGAAGACAGGCGGGTCTACCGCAGTAACGGCTGGGCAAGTCTTCAACGCCGCGGACATCAACGCGGACATGGACACGCTGTTCGCGAAGTTCGATGCCGGCATCGTCTCGGCCGACCTCTCGGCGAGCGCAGGCATCACGGTCGGGCAGCTTTCGATCTCCGGGGCGATCACGTCAGCGATGATTACGGATGCAACGATCGTTGCAGGCGATCTCAGCGCGACAGCGGGGGTCTCGTTCACGCAGCTGGACGACATCTCGGCGACCGACGCAGCGCACGATGACACCACGACACCTGGCGACTCGGCGACGCATGTGCTCCCGACGACCGGGAGCGGTGAGCTTCAGCAGATCCGCTACGCCGTAGAGAGGCTCGGGCTTGGCGTCGCAGCCTCGCGCTACGACGCGACCGGCACGCGCGAAGCGCCGTTCTGGGGCGATCTCCCGGCGCGTGGTATGCAGCGTATTCCGGGTATCAACGGCGTGGTGTCGTCGGGGCTGCCTTCGGGCTGGACGAACGTTGCGACGGCGACACTCGCGCAGGAAGCGGCCGACGCGGCCGATGGGCTCGCCGGTAAGGGCCGCGCCATCAAGATCACGGCAGCGGGCTCCGCGAACGAGGGCATGAGCTACACGCTCTCGGGCCTGAAAGAGAGCACGCGGTACTTCATCGCTGCGCTTCTCAAGGCGACGAGCGGCGATACCGCGCGGCTCGACTGCACGGGTGGCGACGCCACCTCTTCGTTCCGAAACTTCACCGCCGATGTAACCGCGACCACGTGGACATGGGCCTACGGCATCGTGCAGACCGATGCGACGCCGACCAGCATCGTCGTGCGCGTGCTCGCAGCCTCCGATACGGACGTGGTTTGGGTGGCGGACGTGCAGTACGGCGAGTGCGCGGCACCGCCCATTTCGGCGCGCGTCGCCGTGGTCGAGCAGCGAATTGCAGCGACCGCAGGGACCGCCATTGACGGCGCAACTACCACAGCCGGCTTCGACACCAACTACCAAGTGATCGACGATGGCACGCTGACGCTTGATCTCACGGTGTACGTGCCAGGAGACGGCTACTACATCAAGGTGACCGCAGACCTGAACGGCGGGCAAACCGCCGGCTCGTCTGGCACGAATTTCATCGTGACCTGGCGTCTCTATCAGTCCGTTGCTGCCGCAGCCCTCGCAGCAGCTCGTACGCGCGAGCTGAAAGACCCGCATGACGGCGGGGATAGCCAGACGCCATTCTTTGCGGATTCCCTGGTGTACATCGTCAAGAACCCGACGCCTGGGGCGTCCTATCGGTTCGCCATCGCAGCCACCGTGAGCGGCGCGGCACAGACGCTCACGCCGCAGAAGGGGAGCGTTGGCTCATCGGCCCTGACGATCGAGGTGCTGCCCTATGGCGGCTAAATTCTTCGTCACCGGACTTCCGCGCTCGCGCACGGCGTGGGTCGCGAACTACCTCAGCCACGCTGGTGCTTTCTGCTACCACGACGGGCTCGCGAATTGCTCGTCTCTGAACGAGTTTGACGCGAAGCTGGCGCGCCACCCGGTCTGCGGCGACAGCGACTCGGGGCTCGCGATGTTCCAAGTGGAACTACGTAGCCGCCATCCCGAGGCGCAGTGGGTCATCCTGCGCCGCCCGCTGCCGGAGGTGGTTGAAAGCCTCTGCGAGATGGACCCCTACTACGGGTTCTTGCCGATCGGCCGCAAGGAAGCGTGGGAGATCGTGATGCGACTGAACGCCCCGCTCGTCGCTCTCGCGAAGCTGCCTGGCGTTCTAGAGATCGACTCCGAGGCTCTCTCAACTCCCCAAGGCGCACAGCTTCTATGGCACCACTGCCTTGGGAGTGATACCCCGTGGGGAGAAGATCGCTGGCGAATGCTTCGTGACATGAACGTCACCATCCGGAGCTCGGAGATTGCGATTTCACTGGAAGCAGCCACACGGCTGCTCGTGGAGGCGGCGTAATGGCCTGGGCAAGCGTCATCGGCGGGGTTGCGAGTGCAGCGGGCGGGCTCCTCGGCGCGAAGAAGTCGAAGACCAAGGGCGCGAAGCTGAAGAAGATCAAGATGAATGATCCGACGCTGAACGCCCTCAGCGTCGAAACCATGATGGCGCTCGGGCTACCGATCAGCCAGGAGTTCCTCGAGCGTGCGTCGCCGCTCGGGAATCTCTCGAACTACAAGATCGGCCGCAAGCTCATCAACCTGGTGAATGCAGGCCAAGAGTCTGGCCTTTCACTCGACGAGATCATGCAAAGCATCGAGTCTGGCGTTATCCCAGACGACGTTGCAGGTGTGCTCGGCCAGGGAGCTTCGAGGCTCAATCAGAAGAAGCTCGGCAAGCTTCTCGCGAAATCAGGATTCAGCTCGCTCCGCGATCTCGTGCAGGCCGATATCGATTTCTCTACTGCGGCTGGCGAGCGGTCCGACCGAATCAACGCGATTCAGCCTGGCATTGAGCAGGGCCGACTCGACGCGCTCAGCAAGATCGCGGGCCTTCAGTCCGGCTTCATCTCGCCGACCGAAGAGCAGCTGAATACGAAGACGAGCGAGATCGAAGGAATCCTGCGCGCGCAGATCGCTCGGGACTTCGGCGATCAGCAGCAGCAGGCGCTCTACCAGGCGAACAGCATGGGGATCAACCCGGCGGCGCGCCTCGGCCGGCTCGACGAAGGACAGGCACTCGCCAATCTCGCAGCCGGCCCCGACGCACTCGCCCGCACGCTCCAGCTGCTCTCGGGGCAGCAGGGCCTCCAGACGAACGCCATCGGCGCTTTGCAAGGCTCGCTCCAGCCGGGGATCACGAACGCGAGCAACCTGCTCGGGATGCGGATGAACCAGAACTCGGCGGCTGCGAATCAGGCGCTTGGGCTCGCGCAGCTTCAGTCCACGAACAACCAGCTGCTGGGCCAAGGCATTCAGAACGCGGCGAACAACCTCGGCACGATTCCGATGCTGATTCAAGAGCAGCGTCGGCAGCAAGAGATCGACAAGTATTACGGGATCGGTTCGCCCACCCCGCAGGACGGCTAGCCAATGGCCGCCATGGCAATGCTCCAGCAGATCCGGCAGCGCAACGCCGAGCGCGAGCGGCAGCTCATGGAGATGCAGCGCGATCAGGAAATGAAGCGCGAGCGTGCTGCGCAGACCGCGATTCAGATGGTGCAGGGCGGCGCAGACCTTAAGAAGGTGCTGACAGCGCTTGGAGCGGATCTGGACGAGAAGGGCCGCGCGCTCGTCGAGATCAACGCCGATACGGTGAAGCGCCAGAAGAAAGAGGCCGAGCAGCGACAGGCCGCGCAGCCGATCATTGGGCAGGTCTCGCAGCTCGCGCAGCAGGCACCGAATACCGAAGCCTACGGGCAGGGCGTCTCGCTCATCGCGCAGATGCTCGGAAGAGACGAGGCCGATACGGTGCTGCAAGGCATCGGCGGACAGGCGCAGCTCGCTCCGACGATGCAGGCGCTGCAAGAACTCCAGACGCAGGCAGGGCTCAAGCAGAGTCGTGAGCAGGCCGGTCTCATTGCGCAGGACGCCTCGCGCATTCAGCAGCGGCAACAGATCGCCGTAGCGGGTGCCAAAGAGCAGATCAAGGACTCGTTCGCCGTTGCGCGCGAAGAGGACAAGCTGCTCGCGCAGCAGGTCGTGAGCGGCGAGGTCTCCGAGGAGCAGATCAACGCCGCGTTCCAAGGCGATCCATTCGGGAAGATTCGCGCGCAGCGCGTGCGCGCCGAGGCGATTAAGCAGCGTGCTGCACTAGCGCCGATGAACGAGACGGTGCAGATGCTCCGCGATAACGGCGTGCCCGTGGATCGCTTGCCGAAGACGCTCATCGCTCGGCTCACGCCTGGCCACGACGCGCAGGGCAACTACACGCCGCCGACGGCATTTCTCTCTCCGACCACGGGTCTACCGCTACCCGGGAAAGAAGGCGGCAAGGCGCAGCAGACGGTGGAGGTGCTGGAGACAGCGCTTCACCAGATCGACACGCTAGAGGCGGCTGCGCGCATCTCGCAGGAGAACCGCAACAACCCGCAGTTCATTCAGGCGCTATCTCAGCAGATTCAATCCAGCCTGAATGCGGGTCTCACCGATGGCGATGTGTCCACGTACTACGCGCTGCGGAACATCATCACGCCCGGCATCGCGCGAGCAACAGGCGAGGTCGGAAACCTGACCGAGCAGGAGCAGACACGCGCGCAGTCGGTGCTGCCGTCTGTTGTCGCGATGCTCACGAACCCGAAGACCTCTCGAGCGCAGTTCCAGTCGGCGCGGAAGTTCCTTCTCAACCGCCTCTCGTCCCAGTTCAACCAGGTCTACCGGAAAGATCCTTCCATCTACCGCGACCGCTTCTCATCGGCGAGCGAAATCGCGATCAAAGAGTCGATGGATTCGTACCGCAAGGAATTTGGCGGCGGTAGCGAGCTGCTCGTTGAGGAGGTGCAGTAGTTGCCGAACTACAAGATCACCGACCCCGACAGCGGGAAAGTCATCACCGTGGAGGCGGCAACGCCCGAGGCGGCGCGGCTTGCTGCGATTGAGCAGCTTCGTCCTACACAGGACGACAGAGGCCGTCAGCGGCTCGAGGGATTCATGCAGCCGCTAGCCGGACTTGCCGATATGGTCTCTCGCGGTCGGCAGTTCGGCACTGGACCGAATGAATCTGTTGGCATCCTTCCGATGTTGCGCGGTGACAAGTCCTTTGCAGATCGAACTGCTGGCATCTCATCGGCTGGAGAAGAGAACCCGACGCAGCCCTACACGATGTTCCGCGGCGCTGGGCGCGGAGCTATCGGCATCGGCGCGATGGCCGCGACGGGCGGCCTTTCCGCTCCGCTCGCAGGCGCGTCTCTCGCAGGCGGTATCGCAGGCTCAGAGGTGGAGACCGCTACCGGGAATCCGCTGCTTGGAGCGGGAGTGGACCTGCTCACATCGCTCGTTACTGGCAATCCGAGCGGTGCTTACAAGTTCGCGACCAAGCTGAAGCTCGGCGGCGGAACCGCAAAAGACGTGGTGAATGTGGTCGATACCAACTTCACGAGCGCACTTCAGTCGGCCCGTTCTGCGTTCGCGCGCGTGCCAGATAATGTCGGCGGCACCGTCGATGCGACCAAGATGCGCGACCTAGCGCAGCGACTCGTCGAGAACAACGCACCCGAGGACGTTCCGGGCATCGTGCGCCACATGTCGAAGTGGCCCGATCAGATCAGCTTCCAAACGCTGCGCCGCGCGATCGGCTCGCACGCAAACGCGATGCGCGCGCCAGGCTCAAAGGGTGGAGTTGCTGGCAAGGTGGCTGGCGAGCTGGACGATTTGCTCAAGCAGTTTGAAGCGCAGCAGACCTCTGGTAGCGCTGCGCAGGCACTTCGCGCAGCCCGCGATGGATGGGGTGCGTTTCGCAGGCTGTTTCCGACCAAGGGCTCATTTGCTCATGCGGTGCTCAACCCAAAGACGGCGATTGAAAAGCCCGCCGATGCGATCGCGTACATCTTCAACGCGAAGAATCCTCAGGGGCAGGCGAAGCTGCTTTCAAAGGCCGTGATCGGAGACGCGGCTGCCGAGCAGGGGCTACGCCGCGCTTATCTCCAGTACCTCGCTCAGAACGCAGACCAGAAGGCGTTCCGCGGCGTCGTCTCCCGATTCGATGACACGCGCGAGGTCGCCCAGACACTGTTCGGTCCGAAGGCTACTGCGCTGCTTGCGAAGAACCTACGCAAGGCCGCATCGGGCGGCGGCGGCGATCTCATCAACCACCCCTATCTGATCGTAATGACCCTGGGTGGAACTGGCGCGGCCTTTGGCGGAATCAGCCCGAAGCTGACTGGTGCGGTCGCAGCAGGCTCCGGTGCTTATTGGGCTGTTCGCCACTTCGGTGCGACTCGAGCGCAGAAGCTGTTTCTTGACGCCGCATACGATGACGGACTGCGGAAGATCCTCGCGAGCCGCGCCTCGCGCGCAGAGGGGCCGGAAGTGATCGCGAAGCTAAGCGCATGGGCCGCACGCAACGCTCCAGAACTTTTAGAGGGAGAATCCCAATGATCCGCACACTCCTTGCTCTCTTGCTGCTCGGAGCGGCTGCGCCGGCATTCGCCGATAAGCCGCCCATTAGCGCAAAGGGAATCGGGTCTGGCGATTCAGCCCGAACCATCGGAACGCTGTGTTCGGCGCAGACCGCAACGTCTACAGGATGCACGACGGCTCTCGGCGCTCTCGTTGTATACGATGGCGTCGCATCAACAAGCAATGTGATTGTTCTCGACGCGCGACCGTTCTCGTCCATCGCCCTATACGCGAACCAGGCCACAGCAACAACGTTCACTTGCGATCTATACACGTCCGACAATGGATACGACGCAGACTCCGGCGTCGGCCAGGATCGCACAACCACTGCACTTACGGAGACGCAGCAGATGGTCTCGATCGAAGGATCGTTCGCCTACGTCTGGATGGAGTGTTCTGGTATCGCAGACAACAGCCTCACCATCACGTTTGTTGCGAGGAAGTAGGCCATGCGCAGAGTTATTCTTCTCCTTGCTCTCGCGTTACCGCTCTCTGTGTCTGCGCAGGACTGGCCGGGAGTCGCGATCCCCACCGGCACCTGCGGAGGCGATTTAGGCGGGACGTTCCCTGACTGCACGGTGGATGACGACGCTTCGGATATCACGAGGCTCACGCAGGCTGCAACCGAAGTGGACGTGATCTACGACACCACCAATAACCGCTACTGCTACTCGACAGACGACGATACGACGTGCGACGACCAAGAGCAGATCGTGAACCCCCGCCACGTCCTCAACGTCGAGGAGTTTCTAGCGGGCGGTACCGATTATGGCGCTGCTTTAACGTCCGCCTATGCCTACCTGCGATCTACTCTTTCCCCAACGAATACTGGCGGCGTCATCGAGATTCCGCGCGGCGACACGCGCAATTTCGACTCGGTTGCGGACTTCTGCGACGAAACAGGCGGCGCGACAGACGCGAGCGGATACGCACCGGACCTCGCAGCGATCACGGTGATTGGACGCGGCGCGAACCTTGCCGGGCAAAATGGAACACGGTTTGTTGCGACTGCGACGCTGGCTTTGGCGAGTGCGCGCACGGGAACGACCACGCTCAGCCTCACGCAGGACGACAGCCCGACACTCAGCTACGACACGATCACGCGTGCTGCTGGGTCGTTCATCACCGACGGCTTCAAGCACGGCGATCTCGTCACGATCAACGGATTCAGCGCGACGCTCGATAGCGACGAGGACACGGCGTTCGTTGATCCGGCCAAGATTTACGTCGTCTATAGTGTGTCTGAGCTCACGATGGTCATGCAGGGCGTCCAGGGCACCGACGCTGGGTTAACCGTAGTAGCTGGTGGCGGCGACGAATCCGTGACAGAGCTGACCGAGATGCTTCGCACCTGCACCCGTAAAGCCATCTTCAAGGACTTTTCGTTAGATGGTGCGCGCCTAGTCGATCTCGGTGTGCACGTAGACTCCGACAACGCCGTCGCGCAGGCGTGTACGGCTGCTAGCGCACCTTACGCTGCCTGCACTGGCCTTGGCACTGCGAGCGGTCTCTCTAACAAGACTGAGCAGGGGCAGCGTTTTGAGAACTTGGAGATCGAAGACGCCCTGATTGCGAACGCCGTAGTGCGCTCAGCAACGAACACGATGGGGCAGGCCGATCGGATTGTGTTCGAGAACGTGCGTCTGATCGGTGCCGAGAGCACTGCGAACACTGCGATCAATCTCTGGGTGGACAACCTACAGGCGAAGCCCGCGGTAGTTGTTACTGACAGTGACCTAAACGACCCTGGGTTCGCGAACATCTGGGTTACCGGCGGCGGCGTGAATGTCACGCGCAGCAACTTCACGCAGGGAACGACCGCGAGCGACGATTGCCGCGATGGAAACTTCGCAGGGAGCGTGGCGGGGACGTGTTACGCAATTCTCGTCGGCAACGCCGCCTTGGGTATGCCGAACGTGAACTACTCGGCTCTTTCATATAACGCCTTCGACATCTACGAGTCAAACGGCATCGTGTTCTCAGCGACGGGTGGTTCCGATACCGATCAGATCAGCCTGACGATGATCGGAAACACGGTGAACTGCGTTACCTGCACGGCCGCTTATTCGCTGCTCACCTACGACAACGAAGGAGGCCTGTTCGTTGACCCGACCAATCTGTTCTGCCGGCAATCCGGTGCCACGACGCAGCCGACGATCACGCTCGCGAACGACGACGAGGCGACGCGGCCTCTACAGATGGACTGGCGCGGGCGAGTCGATGCGTGTGCTGGTGGTGCCGTCGCGATCACCGTGAACGACAGCGTAGTGAACGGAGCAGGGCGCGTGTATCAGCACGCCACTGACTGCTCAGCCGTTCCGGCTGGCTCGATCAACGGAGACATGTGCTGGGAGCGCGACGCCAACACGATGTACATGAACGAAGTCGGCACGATGGTACTTCTACCGTGAGGTGGCTCGCTCTCGCGCTCGTGCTGATGACCGCGCTTGCGGCAAGTGCCGACTGGCCCGGTGCTTACGACTGGCCGACCAGCGGACTTCCAGTGGGCGCTGGCGGCAACTGCACATTCGATTCGGACTGCCCGTTTGACTCGGCAGCCATGAGGTAGCCCCATGCGAAAGCTGATCCTGCTCGGCGTGCTCTTCGTTGCGAGCGAGGCGTTCGCCGCGGTGGATTGTCCGCCGGCAGGATCGGGCCGTACCTGGGCCACTGGGCAAGACCTCTACGCCGCGGACCTGAACGACTGCGTGACGGACATCGTTGCAAAGGACTACCTCGTCGGCACGGCCACTACAGACCTATCCGGAGAGATCGTGGCTGGCACGACACCCGGCGGCGAGCTGGAAGGCACCTGGGCAGCGCCGACTCTCGATGACAGCGTTGCGGTGGCGAGCTGGTCGCTCACGACGCCAATCTTTCTTGGCATTACGGACTTCGACGGCGGAGCGGTGAGCGATGACGACTGCACTGGCCAGATCGGGCAGATGTGGTTCGATGACACCGATAACGCCTTCGAGTTCTGCAACGCAGACTCCGGCGCACCCGGAACCGTTGCGGCCACGTCCGGCGACGTGACTTCGGTAGGCGACTGCACCACGGGCGCGTGCTTCACGGGCGCTACGGGTACGCTGCTCCAGTCAAACACTGATCTGATTATGGAGCTTGACCAGGACAACAACGGCAGCGAGTCGTTCCAGATCAAGGACGGTGCAGATGCGCTCGTGGTGGAATGCACCGAGGCTGGCGCGTGCGATATGGCCGCTGGCGTTACGGCCTCCTCGTTCACGGCAGACTCGGCGGCCTCTCCAGAACTCGGGTTCGACGACAGCGTGGCAGCGGGTACCGAGTCGAAGATCGTCGGCAACGCGACGGCCGACAACAACGGCGGCATCAGCCTGCAAGTGGAGGAAGCTGCGGCGACGTACTTCGAGGGCCTGAAGGTCTCGAGCACCGCTGGCGCTGTCACCGTTGAAATAGGCGGCGTTGCAGGCGGGAACGACATCACTGTCAGCGAGACTGGCGTAGTCACGTTTGCAGGATCGGCCATCCCGCTCGCGTCGATCCCGTTCAACGCCGCGGGCCTCACTGCCGACGGAACGCAGTGCGCGGACGCGGCCAAGGTGACGATCAACAGCGGCCCAGTACAGTACACGATCCTCTGCGCGGATAACGACGCGAGCAGCATCTACGGCGTCGTGTCTGCGATGCCAGACGGATGGGACGCCGGCACGATCACGGTGGAGCTGATTACGCTCCAGAGCGCAGCCGACACCTCGGCGATGAACAGCGATATCTCTGCGCAGTGCCGCGGGACGGGCGAGACGCCGAGCAGCACATGGGGCACCGAGGTTGCGATTGACGACGCGGCGGTGGGCGGGTCGAACATCGTGGACCACAACACATCGGCTGCCGTAACTCCTGCTGGCACATGCGCAGCGGGCGACTCTCTCTGGTTGCGCTGGCAGCTGGACGCGACGGGCACGACCACAGCGGTAGCGACCTACCACGTTCTAGGCTGGAAGGTGGAGTACGGGCGAAGTGCGCTTAGCGATTAACATCGCGCTGCTGATCGCGCTTCCCGCCTGGGCGGACCCGTCCTTTATGGCCGGGCTCGGCGGAAGGCCGGTCGCCGCTGCGCCGGTGTCTTCCAACATTGTATTTGACGCGTCTAGTGAGGGAACTGGAACAAGCACCCTCAGCTGGACGCACACGCCGGTCGGGACGCCGCGCGGAGTGATCCTATTCTGCGTCAACACGGGTTCAGCAACCGATGTTTTTACGGGCGCAACCTACGGCGGGGTTTCGATGACGCAGCTGAATAGCGCGAGCGATTCATTGGGTGAAGCTGGATTCACCGAAGGCTACTTTCTTGGCGCTTCGATCCCGACGGGAGCGCAAACCGCAGCCTGTAGCGTCTTATCAGGAATCCAGGCCAAGTGGGGAGTCGCGTTCTCTGTAACCGCAGATACGAACACGCAAACGGCTGGCACTATATCGTGCATTGCAGAGAGCGGTGCCGGTGCTGGGATTGATGATCCGTCGTGCACGGTCTCTACGATCACTGGGGCATCCTGGGCAGCTGCGGCTCTGTACTCAGGACAGACCGCTGCCGCGAGCACGAGTGCGGGCAGCGGATTCACGCTCAGCCAGGCGAACGAGTTCGGCTCGTTTTCTTCGGCTTCCGAGTACGCGACGGCACAAAAGTCCAGCGGAGACTGGACAGCGGTGTTTACCACGGCTGGGGCTGACGATGTTGCGATGGTCGCGATCGCGATTGAGGAGACCGATTGAGGGATCTACTCCTCGTAGTCGCCGCCGCACTCCTCTCGCTAGCGATGACGTGCGAGCCACTGCCTGAGCAGACTGTTCTAGTGCTGAACGCGCCGAACGGACCAGTAGACCTCGAATATTACCCGCCGTACGGACAGCCCGTGATTACGGTCGCGAGCGGGCTTGTCGAGGGAGACTGCTACAAGATTCGGACGCTCTTCGGGAGCCTGCGCCTGCGCTACAGCGGGGCCGAGCTTCCAGGCCCGCGCATTCCCGTTGTGAACGTGACGCCGGATATGGAGTACCGATGCGATCCTTCACGCACCTTCTAATCGGTCTGCTCTGCGGGATGCTCGCGATCCCACAGATCGCGTGGTCGCAGACCGGCATCGTGCTGACTGGTGTGGTGCTGACCGATGGCGGCGAGGATGAAGAGGTCGGCGTGAACGACCCGGTGGCGTCAGCCGCGGTCTCGCGTGAGACGTGCTACGCGCCTTGCCCGGTGCACTTCGATGGGCGCGCTTCAACCGATCCAGACCTCGCTTCGGAGACCGCGTACCGACTGGACCTCACCTATGCGTGGGACTTCGGTGACCCGGGAGCTGGCGAGTGGACCTATGGAATCCCGGACAGTAGCCAGAACGTCGATACCGAGTTCGTGGCGGCGCATGTTTACGATCTTCCGGGCGTCTACACATGGCGGCTGATTGTTACTGACAGCGGCGGAAACTCGGACACCATAACGGGGAACATCACCGTCACATCTACGGACGCGGCGTTCCCGACCACGCAGACCGTCTGTATCGGCGCGACGACGCTGCCAGTGCAGGGCGTCGGCGGATGCCCGTCTGGTGCGGCTGCATATAACGCCGCAAGCGACTTCGATGCGGCCTTCAATACTGGCTGCGATGCGGACGGGGTCGGAGCCACAGATAAGCGATGCCTGTTCAAGCGAGGCGATTCATTATCAGGCGATCAGGTGGAGTGGACGCCGAACGCACACGTGTTCGTAGGCGCGTACGGTACCGGCGCTGATCCGATCATCACCTGTGCTGGCGGCTGCTTCATCGGCCCAGAGAGCCCGACAACGGACCGCCTTACAGTCACAGGGATCACCTGGATCGGCGACGGAACAGACCCGAACATCTTCCTCGAAAAGGATGCACGCGGTGCCAACGGAACGCACAACGGCTACCCGCTGCGGCACATCCTCGTCTATCAGAACGATCTATCGCTGTTCTCAGTCAACTGGTTCGTGAACACGAGTGGTGGAGAAGACGGCTTCGACTACGACCCTGACATCGAGGCGAACGTTCACAGCGACGTGTTCGTGTTCGAGAACGTCGTGCACGACGATGCTGGCACATCGAACTCTACGTTCTTCGAGGCCGACAAGTCTGCGCTGATGGGCAACTTCATGGGCCAGAAGCCTGGCGAAGAGCATGTGATCCGTAGCGGGCACACACGCGGAACCATCATCGGGCACAACGATCTCGGCGACTTCGGGACAGGCGATGGATGCGGACCGCCGCGGCACGTCTTCAAGTGGCACAACAGCGAGACGCCACAATCCGCCGATCACAACGAGGACGGCGTGTTCGTCGCGAACCACGTGAAGATGTGCGCTGACAACGATATTGCCGTTGACATCGGCCCGCAGGACGCCTCGTCACCAGATCAGGCCGTCATTAACTCAGTCGCTTCGCGCAACTGGTTCGACAATGGCGAGAACGTTGGCGGTCCGACAGCCATTCAGGTGACGACTGGCCCGAACGCGTTCCGAGGGAACATCTTCAACCTCTCGGCCACCGCTTCGGCCGGAACCATCATCGGGATATTTGCACGACGGCGAATGGCGGGCGCGGTGCTCGACCCGGATGGCCTGCGCATCGACAACAACACCTGCTACGCGGACGTCGCGACGCCAGGCGCACAGACCTGCATATCGCTCTCATCCGAAGTGACGGACGCACGCGTGAACAACACGCTCGTGTTCGATCCTGGCGCGAGCATCGCGATGCTCTCCGACTCGGGCGTGAACACCACGACCTGCGCGAGCTGCAACCTGGAAGTTTCGAGCACGCCGTTCGTATCGACGACGCCGGTTGACTACGCGGATTTCGAGCTCCACGCGACGAGCGCCGCGAAGGACATCGGCGAGCTCCAGGCCATGTCTCCGATCAACTACACCGGAATCAACAAGCCAGAGGCGAGCGAGACGAACCTCGACGCCGGGGCATGGCAGCGCAGCAACACGCCCGCGAGCGTCGGATTCAACGCCTCGCGCACAGGGCCAGACCGCACGAACATCGTGTTCGCGGACCTGATGAAAGGCGCTGGCGGATCTAGCAGCGGAGCCTGGACGAACGTAGACGCTGGCACGCCGACATTCGATGCGAACGGCTACCCGACCGGAGTTGTGAGCGGCACCAACCGCGTCACCATCGACATCATCGACCCGCCGGACTGCGACTACCCGAGCGGCTCATACTCCCTCCAGGTGACTGGAAGTGCGAGCGTCGTGCTGTCGGGCGATGCGTCGGGCACGTACAGCAGCGGCACGCACGCGGTAGCGGTGACGGCGACCTGTTCTGGCATCGACCTGCGCGTCGAGAGCGGAACGCCGACCAACCTGAAGTTCATCCAGCCCGGCTACGCCGCGAGCGACACCTTCACGACCGAATATCTCGACAAGCTGCGCGGCTCAGGGGCGGTCCGCTTCATGGCGTGGTCGCGCATGAACTATGGCTCGCCTGCCCCGGAGTTCGCCGATTGGTCGCAGCGCATCCTTACTACCAGCGTGACGCAGGCCGGGTTCGGCGGCCCGGCGTTCGAGTACGCGATCGAGCTGGCGAACACACTCGATACCGACCTCTGGCTGACGGTTCCCCACGCCTTCACGGGCGCGGCGATGGCGAGCCTCGCGACGCTCGTAGAGGCGGATCTCGAGGCCGGGCTCAACGTCTACGTCGAGTACAGCAACGAGATTTGGAACGGCAGCTTCGATCAGGGCGAGCAGATTCGCGCAGACGGCGACGTGCTGTGGAGCGATACGAGCACGGCAACGATCCTGAAAGCCCGCTACGCCGCGAAGCAGACGGCGGCGATTGGCGATGCGTTCCGGGCTGCGTTCGCCGACGACTCGCGCGTTCGCATCGTGCTCGGCATTCAGTCGGGCCAGAGCGGAACGACGCACTACAACGAGCGGCTGCTCGAAGCATTCTCGCAGACCTCGATCGCTGGCGTGGACGTGAATCCGAACTCGCTCGCGCCGTACCTCTACGCAGGCGCGCCTTATTTTGGGAGCAACTTGTGTGAGGAAATGGACCTAGCCGGAACGCTCGCGACGGCGACCGTCGATGACGTGGTGAACGCGCTCTATAACACCTACCTGCCCGAGGGCGTGGCGCGCGTCGAAACCGACGTTGCGGTCGCAACGGCCTACAACGCCAGCAAGGGCTGGACGATGCTCGTTGGTCAGTACGAAGGCGGCACGGCCAACGAGAACACGGGCGAGACGGGATGCTCGGCGGTGGCGTTCGACTCGCAGCGGCACGCAGGGATGCGCGAGGTGATGCGCCGGTACATCCGTGACATCTTCGCAGCCGAAGGCGCGCTGCGTGGCATCTACATGCACTACAACTCGCCCGAGAGCTACGGGGACGTGGACGGCATCGACTCGCACGTGTTCGGACTCATTGAATCCAGCCAGGACGACGAGACGACGGTACCCAAGTGGCAGGGCTGGCAGGACGTGATCCGATGAGCAATGAATGGCTCCGGCTCCTGCTCCCAGCCGCGCTCGCGGCGCTCGTCGGGGGTGGCGGTAGCTATCTCTCTGTGCGGGACCGACTCACAACGCTCGAAGCACAGCTCGTAGTGCGAAAAGAAGCGCTCGAGCTTCAGCAGAACAACGTTCGCAAAATCGACGTGCTCGAGACGCAGCTCGCGAATCTGGAGGGGCGCGTGGATTCGCACCATTTGCAGCGCGGGATTCATATCGGGAACGGACACCAATGAGGCTCACCCTTCACCGAATCTACCTCGCACCGGCCACGATCGGCGTGCTTGAGATCGGCAACGCCCTTCGCCTATGGACGATCGAGGACGTGCCAGGCGAAGGTCCGAACCACTGTATCTCTCCTGGCACTTACGGACTTGAGCCGCACCACGGCCCGATGCAAAAGGACACATGGGCACTCGTCGGGCCGGGAGTGAGCCACTCGCCGAGACCTGGCAATCGCTCTGCGATTCTGATCCACAGCGGGAACACAGTGGCCGATTCCGAGGGGTGCATCCTCGTCGGCATGGGCGTTGGGCTAGCGCCGCCCGCGGTCTATCAGTCGCGATTGGCGATGACGCACCTGCGCGAGACTCTTATCATTGGCACGACGGGCCACGAACTCGTCATTAAGGGGTGAGATGATGGACTGGCAAAGCATTCAGGTGATCGCGCGGGCCGTGCTTCAAGGGCTTTCGGGCATCTTGGTCAGTAAGGGACTGATCGACGATGCAATGAGCGCCGTACTCGTCGGCGCGCTGCTGAGCCTCGGCTCGGTGGCGTGGTCGCTCGTCAACAAGAAGCAGCTTCTCAACACGCCGCCGCCCGCGCAGCCCTAGTGCGCGCGCAGCAGGGCATTAACACGCTGATCGCCTCTGGCGTCGCCGTGATGGTCGCCGAGCGCATGGACACTGTGCTCGCTGCGAAAGGCTCGCGCGACATGTTCGTGATGATCGCGACGGCGGGCGGCGCGGTAGTGCTCTCAGTGGCGCTGGAGATCGCGCGGCAGGCGTCGCTCAAGCTGGCAACGCGCGCCGGGTTCGACCTCACGGGCGCGCTCGGGAAGGGTCCGACATGAGGGTTTATGTTGCTCTACTAATCGTTACTGAATTAGTAGGCTGCGCGCACGCCTCAGCACCCGGCGGCTGTTCCACCTGGGCCGTCGGGGCTGACGCGCGCGCGCAGTGCTTCGTCGTGCCAGAGGGCGAGGCCGGCGCTCGCAAGCTGACCGAGATCAACGAGCCGGCGCCCGTCGAGCTCGGGTTCCTGGAGCGCATCGCCGCGGTGTTCGGCCGCGACCAGAAGCCGCCGCGGAAGGTCACGAAGGTGGACGAGCCGGCGGCAGGAACGGCGCAGCTCGTGCAGGAGTCGCGCGGGTCCGGGTTCCTCGAGCCGCTCGCCAAAGTGATCGCCGAGGGCGGTGTGGCGATCGGCAAGGCGGGCGGGTGCGCAGTGCTGACCGTCATCACGCTGGGCTTCAAAAGCTGCTGAGGTGCACCGTGTCATCGCCTAACGACTTGCCCGACACGCCCGAAGGCTGGGCCGGGGTCATGGCGGTCATCGCCGTGATCGCCGGCGGCCTGCGCATCGCGTGGACGAAGCTCGGGCTCGGGCCGGACTACAAGCAGATCGCGAAGGCGATGGCCGAGGAGCACGCGGCCGATAACAAGATGCACCGCGACGCGCTCGTATCCGCGCTCCAAGACGTCTCGCACACGGTCGAGCGCGTGAACAAGGCGACGACCGACAACATTCGCATGGCGCTCGAGATGTACGGCAAGGACGTCGGGATGATCCGCGACGCACAAGGGAGAGTCGAGCGGAAGCTGGAGGCGCTGGCCGGCGAGGTGAGCGATCTGCGTGTCCAGGTGGCATCGAAGTGACCAAGAACCTCCGCGATCTGCTCCTGCACGTGGCGCTCGGCTTCGGCTACGCGCTGCTGATTCTCGGCGTCGGCCTGCTCGTGTGGGTGGGCTGGCTGCCGTCGATGGTGGCGTTCGCGGGGCTCGCGGTGTTCTCGCCGACGCTGCTCTCGTACGCGAGGGAATCCGAGCAGGCGCGCGCGAAGCGGAAGCTGCTGAACGAGCAGACCGGCAAGCGCATCAGGCCGGGTGACGTGCGGTATTGGAGCGGACATCGAACCGCGGAATGCTTGGCTGTTACGGCCGGCGCGCTCCTAGCCCTGCTCGTCCTCGCGCTCTAGCCATCCGTCCGCGGCGCAGTCTCGGCGAGTGCGGCGGCGATGACTTCTGCTGCATGCTCGCAGTAGAGGCGCTTCGTCGGCTCTAGAGCCTGTGGGGTACTCCAGAGCCCTCGTGCCCAATGCGACGCCAGCCACTCAGCATTCCACAGCGTGCGCTCGACCTGCGCGAGCTTGTCGGCGAGAGCGAGGATGCGGTCTCGGATCGCTACGCCGATCCTCACTTCACGATGGTTCGCGATCACGAAGTGAGGATCGAAAATTTCGACGCGCTTGCGGCTCCCGCGAACGCGACGCAGCGACTCGTGCCGTAGCGTGAGGCTGAGCACTTCTGCGCACCGCTCCCAACGTTCCCGCTCGTCATTCGCCATCGGTCGTCTCCTCGCGCTGAAGCTCGCCTGGCCAGAGATGACCGCTGCGCGGCTCAGCGTTGTACCCGGGGCATTCGTGATCGCAGTAGGTCGGGCCGAACGGGCTTGCGCTGCGGCCTCGCGGCTTCTTCACCTGACCGCAGACAGAGCACTCCGGCATCGCCTCGCACGCGATGGTGCAGTTCGCGAACTCGCTCATCGCGTCGTCTTCTCCCATCGCCCCGTGAAAACGCGTCTCAACGCAAGTAGCGCGCTCACGCCGATAAGCACGCAGAGCCAGTAGATGTCGTGGAGGACGTCTCTCATCGCGTCGTCCCCTATCCGCCCTTCGCCTTGAGATGGTCAGCTAGCTGCTCGCGCGTCGCGTCTCGCTCGGCCTCCGCCATCGCCATGTCAGACTCGGCAGCTTCGGCGCGGGATCGCATCGCGTCTCGCTCCGCCATCACGTCATGCAGGTTGTACGCGGCCTGGAGTGCGTCTCGCGCTTCTTGCTCTCGCTCCGCCAACACCGACCGCAGGCGGGCGGCGAGGATGCGAGCAAGCACGGTCCGATCGTCGGCGCGCGAGAGCGTCCTTTCTGCGTATGCCAGCAGCTCCGCATCGTCCCCAGCGACCTCGGGAGAGAGAGTGGCCGAGGGAGCGCGATAGAACTGATCGCATTCGGCACTTTGACAGATGCCGGACATAACAGAGAGAGCGCAGGTGCAGTCTCCTCGGCAAGGCTTGGCTCCATTAGCGCACGGACAGCGCGACGGGTACGGCGCGACCTCGGCAGGCGCGGGCGCGTCGAAGGTCGTGAGGGCGAGGTCGCAGAGGGCGACCATCTCCTCACCACGGAAGTACCCGACGAGCCCAACGCCGTGCAGGCTTGTGCGGATCGCTTCCACCCGCTCTCGCGTGAGTTCGTCGCTCATCGTGGCTCCAGGCCGTTGTTAATGCAGGAGTCGATTGCGTCGATTACTGCTGCGCGAGAGTCGAGCGAGTGGCGATCGTCTGGTGCGATTAGCACGAATCCTCCGAAGTTGAGCCGCGCGGGCACTCCGATACGGCCTTCGACACGCGCGCCGGTCATGCGCAGCACCCATGCGAGTCTCGCTGTGTCTGTCATCGGGTCTCCTTGGTGAGGGCGTCGGCGGCGCGGCCCAGCAACACGCTGACGCCTGGCGTGTAGCGGCCCATGGCGGCGCGCAGCTCCGCGATCAGCTCCGCGTGCTCACTCGCAGGCGGAGTGGTGTGAGGGCTAGGTGGTGGCACGCATCCAGGGTGGTACTTGAGCGCTCCGATCCATACGGATTGACTGCCAAGGTTTGTGCCACAC